CGGCGTGGACTTTCTGGGCATATATGGATTGCTGCTCCTTGCGTTGCCGCTCGATGTATTGGTCATCAAACACCCGCTCCATGATTTCTTTGTCAAACTTGGCTCTCTTCATTTCTGTGAACCCAGCAACCAAGGCTTGACGCTCCTCCTCAGTGAAGTAGCGCCACTCCTGCCACGAAATATCTTTGTCGTCATTGCATGAAATTACCTTTGTCAGCAACTTTGCAAAGTCGTAGAACCGACCTTCAACGGATTTATATGTAACGGCATCGAAATCGAGCAATTCAAAATCCTCGGGGTTGGACTTCATGCGCTCCAGCAAAATTTTTACCCCCGCACAAAACTCGTTCATTCAAAGGCTTTCAGAGAAGTTTTTGCTTGGATTATTCGGGTTTGTTCGTCAACCGTAACGGCACTGCCTTGTGCTTTGATCTGCGCTTGGCCAAACCCACCAGTACTCGTAACACCTAGCTGTGCGGTGGTGTAGTAGGGAGCATTACTTTCTTTCAGCTTTTCTTCCATCTCATCCTTCAACAACTCGCGCATGACCTTCTGGTCAAACTCTTTGCGCCGTACATGCTTCAACGCCTCGTGCAGTGCGCCCTTCTCGGGCTCGGTCAGCACCTCGCGGAATCTATCGCCAAACATGAAGCGCCACTTTTGCGCGTCATCGTAAAACTCTTCGGGGTTGGATTCCATGCGCCCAACCAATGCGCGTACACCTGCGGATAATTCAGTCATTTTTGTCCTCCAGTAGTTTCATCATTCCAGTTGCTGTTGCTTTGCTCAGCCCGTGGGCCAGCGTTACCGATCTTCGTTCGCCCCATGCAGGGTGGTACTCGCTTCGATAGATGGTGTACTTGCCATGCACAAACCTCATTTTGTATTTTGGTTTGTATAAATGACCAAGCTCTTTTTCAAGTATCTGCAACGATTGTTGCGTGATTTGTTGTATGGTCAGGGTCATTACTGCATGTTCTCCAGTATGGCTTCGAGTACGCCCAGTCTGAGGCTCTCCTCGTTGATGACCAAAGTTCTGCCCCCTGCGGCTTCGATCTCGCGCATGTTTTTTTCTTGTAGTGCAGTCGGTACACCCTTGCCAGCCTTGGCCTCGATAGCCAAGAATTCGCCGTTCACACAGCACAGGAAGTCGGGCACACCGCTGTTGCCGTAGCCAGTGCCGATGGGCATGGCGTAATAGCTGTTGTGGGCTTTGAGGATTGCCTTGATCTTTGCCTTGACCTTGGCCTCGGGGGTGTTAGCCATTCATCACCTCTATGTAGCTAAACTTTTTGCCAAAGCAGTCGGTAATCACAACCGTGTCATCGCTCATGTACTCGACTTCGCCTTTGTAGGTGTAGGCAGTCTTTGGCACGGCGGCATTACACATGGCAAAGCTACGGCCCAAGTCGGTCGGTCGCCACAGACCAGAATGTTTTGCATCGGGGTTTTTGCTTGGGATGCGCTCGACCAAGTTCCACCAGCGCAGGGTTGGCAATTGATTAGAACGAACAAGCCAGCGTGGGGCGGTCTCGGGCACGTCCACCCACCCATGCTCATTGGCTCTTGCCTTGGTCAGCCACACCAGCGACCGGCACATTGTTTCGTTGATGTTACGGGCGTATACCTTGCCCCATCGAGTGCAACAGGGGCAGTGCCCTCCATCACCCGCTATCGTGACACGCCATGCTTTACGTGCAATATCTAAAGTGTCTAACATATAAAACTCCAGTTGTGTTCAAGCCCCCATAGTATCACAACCTTGTACTTTGTCAACACCCAGACGAAAAAAAGCCGCCCGAAGGCGGCTAGGATTTACCCTTGGTCTAACAAATGTTAGATCGATGCTTTCTCAATGGCTCGGTCGATGTACCACTTAGCCTTCTGCAAGTCTTGCAGTCGGTTGCCTTTGTGGTCGGCGCGAGTGATGTACTTCACGGCATTGCCCAGGTGATACCCCAGTGCCTTCGCTTCGATGAAGTCGATGGTCTCGATTCCACCTACCTTGTAATGGGCAGGATGATTCACCGGATCAGCTTTTGGTTCCTCTATGGCAATCTCAGGGTTCAGTATGGGCCTGTTACTTGTGAACGCCGCTATCCGTTTGAATTTTCCTGTGAGGGGCTTCGCCTCAATGGTCTTCTTCTGCATCTCCTTGCGCACCATGTACGCAACCTGATACGTGGTTTTGAATTTCTTCGCCACCTCCGTAGGTGTTGCAGTGGGGTTGCCGTTGTAGTATTGACGCATCAGGGATGCGCGGGATACTTTCTTCACTTTTTTAGCTGTTGCCATTGTTTGCTCCTTGCATTTGGCTGTTGATGTACTCGGTAAGAATTTCTCTCATCTTGGCTTGCTTTGTATACGGATATTTGGTGTTGAAATAATCCATCACCTCCTTCGGTAGACGCAAGCTCGTGCAAAAAAGTGGCGGCTTCTTACCCAACCCCCGCCCCTTCTTTGGCTTTATCAGTTTCAGTTCCTCAATTCCCGTTGTCATGTTCTAACCTCCTTTGCTTCTTAAAAAAATACTTGATTACCTGCAAGTTCACGCCGAACCGCTCGGCGATCTCCCGCATTGATACTCCCTGCTTGTGTAGGCTCAAGGCTCTACGCTCGTCGATCAGTGTGGGCTTGCGTCCACTGCCCGGCCTTGCGCCCCCCTTCATGTCTTTCCTCCAAACCCAAACGGGCATTTGCTTTCCTCGGACTCACGCACCCTGCGGTACTCGCGGTATCTGTTGACGTTGCTCAACTTCTCACCCTGCATAAATCTGTTGTACTCTTCTCGGTCAACTATGTGGTATCGCAGATCGATCGGTCGGTCAGTCATCGGCGTTAGATGTACCAGCGGTTGCCCAAACTTCAATCGGTGTGTGGTCTTGGTCGCCCCCTTGATGAACAGCAGGTTCACATTCATCGAATACTGGTAATTGAATTCAACTGTACCCGGCAACAAGATGTAGCTGGACAGGTTCGGCATACTCCACGTAGGTTGTTCCCACTTAAAGTAGACGTTCTCTTTGCACCGTGCGGCCCAAGGGTTATCTAACTTCATGTGGCAATAGTGGGAATCTGGCGCATACGCACCACGTAGGATTGTGGCGTGTTGACTCATGGTGCTTATAGTGTCAGAGAATTGTGCGGCCCAATATGAATCGCCTATTGGCCCTGTCTCCACCGTGTAATCCGACCACAGTGGCTGAATAATGCCATATTTGTAGTGATCAACTAACCCCATACACCGCTTCATGGTGGCAGTAGGGAACAGACTGTTTGGGATGGGCATCTCCAACTTTAAATCCTTCCACCACTGCGGGTAGAAATGCGCCGCCGCTTTGGGCTTTGCCGCATCGAACACCATTTGCCGAAAGGTGAACATGTCGATCACCAGCTTGCGCTTCTTGATTAGAAAAATCATACGGCACCTCTCATTTCCCAGCCAGCCAAGAAATAATTCCAGCGTGTCTGCATGTTGGAGTTGATGTACCTACCCTTCTCCATCTTGAAGTCATCATCTATGTATCCCTTGGAACGCATAAGCGCCATGAACACTTTCTCTGCTTTCATAGCTTCACTCCTTCGTACCAACCCTCAACATACGCTTCGTGGAAACCCCAAGCGAACAACCAAGTCCAGCTAAGTTTTTCATCGCGTGGGAAGTTGACTTTTGCCATCATCAGGCACAGTTCTTTACTCGGTGGTGGCATCATTTCTTCATGCTCCTAACAAATGTTGCGAACGACTGCACTGTGTCACGACCGAACGGCCCAGTGAATTTCGTCTCCAATTCCTTCGCCACCTCTTCGATGGTGTCGTTGCGGTGCAGGTGGACAAACTCGGCGGGATGGCTGTGCATGTCCATGTGTGCAATTTGTTTCTTGCGGATGTTGTTTGCTTCATCTATGGCGGCAAAGTCCCGCTCAATCTGTCGCTTCCTCCAACCACTGATGTGGTTCCATTGGCCCTGCTTGAGCGCCAACTCCTCGAATGCTTCGTCCTCTGGGTCTTTCATGTTCTCTCCTGTGGTGTAGCGTGTACCACTGCTTCAAGGTATCTCAGTTCAGTGGCGTTCATGATGCGCCCATGTTCCTGTTTGAATTGATGCAACACTTGACCTAGCCGAATTGAACGATCAAACAATTCACCTACGTCAGCACACCCAGTTGCTTTTATCAGGGCTTCAATTTTTGGGCTCATGCTCGCTCCTTCATCCGTTGAATCCGCGCCAATCGTTTCTCATGCGCTGTTACATACACGACATACTCCATGTATGAATACGCCCCATCCCAGTAGGTTCCCTTTGCCATTGCTGGTGCATCCATAACGCCGTTGTCGGCATCCTGTCGGGCCTTAGCTTCAATGACCCTCATCCGCGCATCCCCTACAACTTCCTTGCAAGTGTCAATGTCAAAACTTCGCGGGGTCATATCTTCTCCTCAATGGCGGCTACCAAAATGTCAAACCATTCATGCGTGGTCTTGCCTTTGCCCATCCCCTCAAGCGGCTTGATCGCAGGGCGCAGTTCCTTAATGAGTTGCAAGATTGCTTGAAACCCATCCTTGACCCCTTGGTCATAGCTTTCCATGACCAGCTTGGTGAGTTCTTCATTTGCGTTCATGTCTTCTCCTTCAAATAAAACTCCATTGCAATGCGGTATGGGTTAAGCATGGGCAACGGCCTGTCGTTGTAGTAATAATATTTTGGCTTGCTTTCATCCACTGAAGTAACAACCGTGCCGTCAACAACGTGGTGATACCTTGTTTCATCAACCCGAATGGCGTAGCCCTCTGCCCTTGCCACTGCCAGCTTCAGTTCAAGGCTACCAATGGGCACATAGTTCTTGATGGTGTCGTCTTTCCCGATCAGCTTATTCATCTATCCCCCCTTTCGTTCTCATCCATCCAGAACCACAAGTGCATCAGCCCAACCAACACAAGGCCACAGACAATGAACCCAAGACCGCCCAGCAGAATCGTTGTTACGATCGTCTCCATCATTCCTCCCCGCACTCTGCGAGTGCTGTGTTTGTGAGTTCTCTAACTTTTGTTAGAACGTCCTGTGGATTGGCGTCATACTTAAAGTGGTTGCGGACCTCCATCTGAATGTCTACCAATGCGTGGATAGCCCTACTCCCATTGAGCGCGTGCCGTAGCTTGTCCTGATCTTCGGGGTATGTGAATTCAAGAATTGCTTTCATCTTTTTTCCTCTCGGGTGGTTTCCACCCAAACTTAATCCATGTTGCTTGCACATCTGTCGATGCTGATGGGGTGTACTTAAACGCTGGGTCTAAGATACTCTTCGGTTTGTATGTCGTACCTATCGGGGGTACAGCTTTGAGTTTTAGTTGTTTCATTGCAGTTGCTCCTGTCTAACAGTTGTTAGGTCTGCTCATCCAACACTAGGACAAACACTTCATCATTGACACGACAGCCTACGCTGGATAGGAATGTCTCGGCCTCTACCAATTTCAACATACCCAACTTACTACGCATCTCATGAGGGAGCGTATTATCATCGTAGAGTTGTACATTGTCACGCACTTTAACCAAGTACTTACCCGAATCTTTTATGACTAGGGCAGTGCCTTGATTTGCAAAGCGTTGCCGTATAGTCTCAATGGTGAGCATCTCGCCTTGCATTTCTTCGACCTTCTTCGCCGCTCTGAGAATGGGTGCGCTAACCGACGGGGGTTGTAACTCTATGTGTGCCATGAAATGTGCAAGCCCCGAACCTTTGATGTAGTCTAGTGCCGCCCTTTGGATGGTGTTCTCCTCTTGGGCCTTGGTTCTCTCGCGGTTCCACGCTTGGCTACTCATAACGTCTGTCGCCGCCTTCTCCGCTTGTGCGATACGCTCGTCTGTCTTCAAACGAAAGAACATCTTCTTCGCCTTCAGGATGGCCTTCTCTGCATCTTCTGTGTGATACGTATCCCCACGGCTACGCCCCTTGGCAATGCGGTCATTGGATATGCCAATCACATTAGTCCCACCCCTATACGTCCGTGCGATCGTGCCTAGCTTCTCGCCCTGCTCAAACACATCGAACCCCATCGCTGACTTGACACCCTGAAAGTTGGTGCTTATGTCACGCACCCGAAACGTCCACAGCGGGTTCAGTGTTGCCAGTCGATACACCACTCGGTCGATAGTTCCGTGAACCTCGTCCACTTTGCCATGCTTGTGCGTGTCTATGTTGCTCAGTTCCATTGTCTTCATATCTACTCCTTACCATTCAAACTTATTGATAATTGCGTCCACCTTGGACTTCAATTCACTGCGCGTGTCGGCATCTTCCTTGATGCTCTCCATGTCCGCGTTCAACATAGCTACCTCTACTTGCCTACGTGCTTCCTCCAATTTCGGGTCGTTGGTAATGTTCAACTTCGTCAAAAGAGAACAGAGTTCCAAAGGATTGGTAAGCAACGTGTCGTGATAACGCTTCTTGCC